TTTGAAAATATTTCCGACGCTAATACGAAAGCCATTCTTGACCACTACTACGGTCAGTTTGGCAGCTATTCTCGCTTCACGCTTCCCGACGATGTGTTCTCTGGCATGAGCACAACGCTAAAAGGCGTTGTGCAAACTCCCATAAATATTCTCTGGGAATATGCTGAGCCTCCTCAAGTGGAAAGCGTGTTTGACGGACGTAGCACTGTTACAGTGCGACTGATTGGCGAACTTGATTATTCTGGCGTTTGACGATGACTACTACTACTGTTCATATTGCTAATTTTGCCTTTATTCAAACTGCAAATGGGCGAAGTCATTACTATCAAAATTATTTCTTTGGCAAAGATTTTGCTGCAGTAGCAGTGCCAGGCACGGCTTCGCCACTGTATCGTTTCGCCCCTTTTCGAGCGGAAGGAGCATTGGCGGCATTAAATGGTGACAATGAAATCTTGCGTCTGTTATTCCCACATAGTGAATTCACTATTGCCATGGTAGAAGAGGGAAATGGCAACAGGCTTAGCCAGCTCTCTCTTAAAACAGTGTGGATGGCAAGCACGGGCAATATCGCTGATTACGCATCGTATAGTCTTGCTTCCGCAACGGCGCAGTATGAAGAGTTTTATGTGGGCATAGGGGCTTCGTTTGACGATACCACTGTTGAACTTCGTTTCCGTTCGGCAATGGATAGCGTAGGAGCAAGCTTCCCTCGTCGTACATTTACGTCTAAGAATGTGGGAATTTTGCCATTGACTGCAGAAGTGAACTTGCGATGAATGATTTAATTGGCTTGCAGTATGAATGGGGAGCGAGCCCTGATGATAACAATGGCAAGTCAGATTGCTTTCAACTTTGTTGCGCAATTCGACGAAGACTAGGGCTAAAAGATTACGGCCCGTCTTTTGCGTGGGCATATGAACAATATGACGAGAAAAGTTTTTCTTGGCGGCTGCTGGCGCGATGGCTAAAACAAAATTGTTTTTCCGTTGATTCGCCGCAAGATGGTGACGTGGGAATGTTTATTGACAAAGCGGCGCTTGCTACTGCAGCAAACGGACGCATTTTCTGCATAGCTCCTGGAGGAAGAAGCGTTAGCATTGAATGCAACGAAAGCGTATTATCATGCGCTCATTGGTTCAGGCCGAGATAACAATGCGCAAGCTTCTTCCTTACGAAAAAGCCCTGATTGAAGCTCTGCAAATTTCAGAAGAAGAATACTGGCAATTTTATTTGGCACGATTAAATTATCGAGATCCCAAACAGGGTACTATCCTCGACATTAGAAACGAACCGGTTAGTACCATTGCGCTGGTGCTTTCTATTGTTGGAACATTGGCGCAAGTTGGCGCAGCGCTACTTGCTCCCAAACCGCAAGCCCCGGATCAAAGAATGGGACGGCAGTCCCGCAATCAATTTTTTGCTCCACGATATGGCTTTAACTCATTTCAAGAAGTAGCCCGCTATGGAGAGCCAATCAATCTCATTTATACCAACATTGACGAAAATAAAACAGCAGGAGGCTTACGCGTCAACACGTCTCTTGTCTGGTCTGCAGTGCATAGTTTTGGCACCAGCCAATACATGCAAATGCTGGCAGTCATAGGAGCTGGCCCCATTCAAAGTTTTGGCTATGGACGTACTGCATTTGGGCAGACGCCTCTTCGAGATCTGGCTTCACAGCGCTATTTTCTTTACGCCAACGAAGAAGAAGGCAGGATTTTCTTTAAAGACAAAAAGTTTCCCACTGATGCTTTGGTAGAGGATGATCCGGTTTACACCACTGGCAATGATTTAATTTGTTCCGTCATCAATAATGGCCAGAATAGAACCGAGGGTTATAGCCAGGCATTCTCACCAACGACAAGCTCTTCACTGGGGCTTTATGACGTGGTGCCTTTGAGAGCGCAAGTAGAGGATAGAGACGATGAGGGACGCCTGAAGCAAGATTCATTGGGAATCAATGTCACTGAAGGCAGAGACATTTACTGGCCCGCAACATGGCCGACAACGGGAGTTCGTCCATTGTTTCCAGTTGGCAATCGACTTACTATCACCTTTGAAGAAGATGACAAAAAACCTACCGAGCAAGTAGAGCGTGCTGCCATTGATTTGAGAAGCGCTTATATTGGTACGTTTGATTCTGCTAGCACTTACAAAATTGGAGCTGCAAAATTCAAGCTTGTGGCGGATAACATTCAAAATGGTAGCGACATCGAAGGTAGTTTTGTTTTTCAATGCACTGAAAGTGGCGTGCTATGCGAAGAGGACTACTCTACGCAGCGCTACCAACAAAATGAAGAGGATTTGAGAAGACAAAAACGAGAAGCCGAAAATACCATTGCTGCACTTGAGGCAGAAAAAGGGGCCGCGTTTGCAGAGCGTTTCAAGGGGCCAGGGTCGGATGCGATTGCAGCTTTTGATACGGAATTAGAGCAGATTGATAATGCCATTGAAAGCGCCACTGCTATTTTGAAAGGTGATCTTACTAACCAAGAACTTATAAGTGCAATTGAAAACGAAGGGACATTCAAAGGACTTAGGGACGCTATCGACGCCTTGGAGAACGATATTAAAACTGCAAATGATAATATAGAGGCAACCCAGAATACGATTGACTCAATAAAAGACATTCCCCCTGGGCAAAGAACAAATGCTCAAAAGCGACAACTGGAAACAGCCAGGGATAACAAGTCGGATCAAATTGCAGTTAAGCGAGCAAAGAAGGGCCAGCTTAAAGAGAACTTTGCAAGGCTTTCTACTCGCGCCATTGAGCAAGGTCTTTATGACAACAATAAACATACTAATCTTCGAGAAGAGCGCAAACAATTAAAAATCAGGCGACGCAAGCTTACTAAAAGCAGGACAGAGGCGGCCAGCAATGTTGACAGGGATTTTGTGGCAGAGAGCGCAGCACGATCTGCGTGGACTACGAATTACAACGCTGCAGTGGCAAATTTAAATAGCATCAACGCGCAGTTAAAAAACGAAGACTCATGGAATGATTACTTTAATACAAAATGCATTGCAAAGATTGATGAAATTCGTTACGAATGCGTAACAAAATGCGAACTGGTAAACTTTGCGTTTAAAGCAAAAGTATTTCAGCGCATCCAAGGACGCATGAACAAATATGCTGAAGTAGACCAGCAGGGACACAAGGATAGCGATAATGGTATTCGCAATCGCACTTCAATGTTCTGGCTTTGGTATAAAAAGCCTTCTGATCCTATTGATAGATATACATTGGTTCCATATATTTTTGCCGTTAGAAATGGCAAAGAGCTTGACTCTTATGTTGGGCTTCGTTTTATTGCTCCATCAAAGGAAAAATGGCAATTTAAGTTTGAGCCTATTGTTGACTTAGCCGCAGAACTGCGCACTCATAACAATGGCGCAAATATGCCAATGATTTACTTGCGCACTGCTGGATATAGAGGGACAATTGGCGGAAAAGAAATTACCTTTGGCAATGGTTTTTCCATTGTTTATAAAGGGCGTTCGCCATTAGATACAATTCGTCGCCGTCCGCCAGTAAACCGCACTCCTAAATTTGTCGATGAATGGGGGTTATTCTCTCTTCGTAGCGATACGCAGATTTCTTTTTCTTTTGAAAGTGGAGCAGAAATTAGTCTTGTGGCAGTTACGGAGCAACAAAAGCAACCGCTCACTCCATCTATTTACGATGGCATGGCAATGATTGGTCTGAATATTTACAGCGGACAAGGCGTAAGAGATTTGCGCTCTCTTAGCGTATGGGTGAATAAGGGAAAGAAAGTTAGAAAATTTTTGGATACAAATGGGAATTATGGTCCAATTTCTGAGTCAACAAGTTATGCGCCAGAGATATTCTTAGATACCATATTGGACGAGCAAAATGGCATTGCTGCTTATGCAAATGTTAATGGCATAGATACAAGGCAGCTTAGTATTTCGCAGCGATTCTGTGAAGAGAATCAACTGTTCATGGACGGAGCTATTGCGGATCCAACATCGTGGCGAGAATTTTGGTCACAAATTGCTCCCTTTAGCCTGCTGGAATTTGCCCGCGTTGGAGGGAAAGAAACGCTGATTCCGGCAGTGCCTTATGACAGCCTTTACAGGATTTCACGAGTAGTGCAAATTTCCGCACTATTTAATCAAGGCAATATTTTAGAGGATAGCTATAAGGAAGAATTTCTCGATTATGGCGATAACACGCAAGATTTGATTGCCACTATTGTCTACAGAGACACGGCAAATGATAATGTGTTTCCCCAGAATACCAGCGTGCAAATTATGCGGGGCGATGCAATTGAAGCCGATAGTATTCGTCAAACTTTTGATCTATCTACTTTTGTCAGTAGCAGAGAACAGGCTATTAAATACGGAAAGCTCTTATGTCAGCAGCGACGATTCTCCCGGAGAGCCATTGAATTTAAAACATTTCCCACCGAAAGCCCAGTTGCACCTGGCTCATACATTTACGTGCAATTAGACCAGAACCAATGGGACGACATTAGGAGTGGAATCGTCGAAGAGGAAGGCAGTCTTAATATTCCTTTGGCAGAAGACGCCGTAAATGGCAATTTTACCATATTGCTTTACAATGGTCAAGACTCGCCAACAAAACTATCCTCTGTTCCCATTGTCAACAATCAATCTTCCGTGCTAGCGGATTATGAAGGATGGTTATTTGTGCTCGGCACCCAATTGACAACAAAGCGTGTTTTTCGCGTGACTGGAGTTTCAATGGAAGAAGAAGGAGAAATCACTATTAGCGCAGTCGAGCATCAATGCGACGAGACTGGAGGCGCCACATTGTCTAAAATAGCGAATTTTGATGATTCCTTCTTGGTTGAATAAAAACGTTGCTATCATAAACAAAAAGCTTTAAGACAATGCCTTTCTATACTGGTCGCACTGGCAAGCTGCGTCTTGGTGGCAGCGAAGTGTCAAAGGTTCGTAACTGGACTCTTGATACCTCCGTAAACATGCTGGACACTACAGCATTGGGAGATACTGCCAATACCTTCACTCCTGGGCTATTTAGCGCTACTGGTAGCGCTACGTTGTCTTATTACAACGGCGATGCTACTGACGTGACAAATCTTCTTGAGCGGATCACCAAGACTGGTGCCGTCACTGAAAGTGATCGGGTGAATCTCACTTTTGAAGTGGGCACGAGTCAGTCTTTCAATGCTGATGCCTATATCAATAGCGCCAGTATCACTTCTTCCACTGATGAACTGACTACTGTTTCGTTTAACTTTACGATTGACGGTCCTCTGGATTCTGTGGTTCTCACTGGCACCACTTGATAAGAAGATTAATTTATCATTTGCATTGTTCGTACAATGGAAGAATAAGCGCTGAAGCGAAATGACGTTTTTTGTTGGCCACACAGGCGCTATCAAGCTTCAGCGTGGAGGCGAAAATATTTTTACGGCCAGCGTTTCTCCAAACGATGTCAATACTGCATTAAATCGCTTTAGCTTTGAAGGGAGTGACGATAATTTAATTACAGGCGATCTCCTTGAAATCTCGACGGAGGATGATAGGGGATTGCTATTTATGCCAGCCACGTTCTGGAGTATTCCAGGGCCAACTGTAGATGGCTATAGCGAAGTTGTTTGGACGTCTGGTAGCACAGCGGCATTGTCTGGCTGGTTAGATGACGACATTACCACCAGCAGTGATTTGCCTCCAGAAGGCTACGATGAATTTAGACTTAGCGATTTTATCATTGCAAACAACATTAGAACATATGCCAATGTAAATAGAGTGGGCGGCATTCGTCTGTTTGAGAATTTTAATGATGCCGTTAACAATGAAAGGGCAAACGAATACGCTTTAGCGGAATTTTACGGCGAGCCCATTGAAATTACAGTTGGCGTAAGAGACACAAGATATAACACACTAGGTTCTGTCACTTCGTTTGAGATTAATACTGACAGGGCTGCGATGGAGACAACAAGTCTCTCTGACAAATTTAAACAGCAATATTCGGCAGGGTTACTAAGTGGCAATGGAAGCATTGAATGCCTGTTTAGTTACGAAAGCGTGTCCAATCAGGACACGCCATTGTTCTTGCTGCAGGTTATTAATCGCTTAGAAGTGGGTGCTAACTTTAAGGCTCTGCTTTCAATTTCTTCCGTCGACCAAACGCCTACGTTTAGAGAGGAAGTATATTACGAGATCGAGGCAGTAGTCACCAGGGCAGGAGTGACTGTCACGTCGGATGCATTGGTGGCATGTTCTATTGATTTTGTTACCACTGGCGACTTCAAGCTACGTGTGGGCATTCCGCCTGAGTACATCCTGAAGGAAGATGATAGTGCCATTTATCTTGAGCAAGGCCTTGATTATTTGCTCAAGGAACTCACTGATTGATTAAATGAAGAGGGGCGCTGCATAATAGCTATTATCGTTTAAGACTAGACTGTATTTAGCTTTGCCTTTCTGAGAGATGGCCGATCAAAGAATTACGGAACTCGTTGAACTTCCTCAGGGAGGCGTAGCTTCCAATGACGTTTTGCCCATTGCAGACGTCAGTGCCAGTCAAACCAAGAAAGTGCAAGTCAAGAGCCTGATCCAAGCAGGCTTTAACATTGCAGACGCATCGACTCTTGATATTTCAAAGATTAACCAGGCCAGCGCAGCAAAACTTACTGGCACATCTATTGCTGCAAATACTCTCACTTATGACAAGATTCAGCAGGTAAGCGCCAATAAACTGCTTGGCCGAAGCGCGTCTACTGGCAATGTAGAGGAGATTGATTGCACTGTTTATATTCGCACGCTTCTTGATGATGCCAATTCTACCGCCGCTCGTTCCACATTGGAACTGGGCGTAGTCGCCACGGGCAATACCATCAACACCAGTCTTCTTGAAGATTTAAGTGTTACCACTGGCAAGATCAACAACTTGGCTGTTACGGCGGCGAAGCTAGCTAGCGATGCAGTGGAGACTGCAAAAATTCTTGATGGCGCTGTCACTTCTGCCAAAATTCAAACCAGCGGAATCACAGGCGTCAATATTAGTGCAGGCGCCATTGATACCGTTCATTTAACAGCCAGTGGCGTCACGCTTGCCAAGATGGCAGCCAACTCAGTTGGTACTGTTCAATTAGTGGACAGTGGCATCACCCAGGCAAAGCTTGCTAGCAACGCAGTTGATACTATTAATATTGTCAGTAGCGGCATTACACAGTCAAAACTTGCCGCTAATGCAGTAGCAACAATTAATCTTATTGACAGTGGCGTTACTTTTGCTAAACTTGCTTCTGACAGTGTCAATACCATTAATTTAGTCGCAAGCGGCGTTACGCAAGCAAAGCTTGCTGCTAACGCAGTAGCCACAATTAATCTTGCTGATAGTGGCGTTACGCAAGCAAAACTTGCTAGCGGATCAGTTGACACCATCAACATTGTTGACAGTGCTGTTACTTTCGCCAAGATGGCGAACAATAGCGTTGGCACTTCTCAGATTATTGACAGTGGCATCACGCAAGTTAAATTGGCAAGCGGAGCCGTCAATACGGCGAACATTATTGATGGCTCCATCACGCTTTCCAAGCTTGCTACAAACAGTGTAGATGCAGCAAAAATTGTCGATAGTGGCATCACGCAAAGCAAGCTCGCTGCTGATTCAGTGGCGACAGTCAATGTAGTCAATAGTGGCATCACTCAAGCCAAGCTCGCTGCTGGCGCAGTGGCCACTATTAACTTGGTGAACAGTGGCGTTACGCAGGCGAAGCTTGCTGGCAATGCCGTTGATACAATTAATATTGTCGACTCTGCTGTAACACTCGCCAAACTGGCAAGCAATAGTGTCAACACTTCTCAACTTGTCGATAGTGGTATTACCCAGAGCAAGTTGGCCGCGAATGCAGTGGCGACTATCAACATCCTTGATAGTGGAGTTACGCAAGCGAAACTTGCGTCGAATGCCGTTGCAACCATCAATATCGTCGATAGTGGCATCACTCAAAGCAAACTTGCGAGTGGATCTGTTGCTGCGATTAACATTGTCGATTCCGCTATTACTCTTGTCAAAATGGCAAGTGGCAGCGTTAATACTGCGCAGCTCGTTGACAGCGGAATTACCACTGCAAAAATTGCATCTGGAGCCGTCACTATTGGCAAGTTAAGTCTTTCTTCTGGAGAGCTTTCTGGCGCTGTTATTACAGCCAGTTCAATTCCTTCTGGAAGCTATGCAAGTGGTTCCATCCCCACTGCAGCCGTTGAAGATAATGCAATTGTTTTTGCCAAGATCCAGCAAGTGGCAAGCGGCGTGCTGCTTGGTCGTGCGTCTGCTGGTAGTGGCAGCGTGGAAAGCATTACGCTCACAGCAGCAGGCAGGGCGTTGTTGGACGATGCAGACGCTGCTGCACAACGCACCACGCTTGGCCTGGAAACCATGGCTGTGCAGCCCGCATCTGGCGTGGCAATCACTGGAGGCACGGCTGTGCTCAGTAGTGGCACCATCACTTACGCCGCGATCAATGGCGGCGTGATTAGTGGCATCACTGATCTTGCCATTGCAGACGGTGGCACGGGAGCTTCCACTGCATCTGGAGCACGCACCAATCTTGGCTTGGCAATTGGCACTGACGTGCAGGCTTATGACCCTGCTCTTGCTTCCATCGCAGGACTGACCACTGCATCTGGCCAGTTCATTTATACCACTGCTTCTGACACTTACGCTACTGCCACAATCACTGCTGCTGGTCGCGCCATTCTTGATGATGCAGATGCGAGTGCGCAGCGTACCACGCTTGGACTTGGCTCGCTTGCCGTAAAAAA